AACTAATAAGGTAATAAAACAATAATATCTAGGGGGAGTATTATGACTAAAGATAAATATAAATATATCGAAGGGTTATTAAGAAATTATAAAAAAAATAAATCAAGAATTAAAATATTAGAGTTGGGGTTAGTTACTGATGATGATTATGCACTTGGGGCAATAGATTATTCAAAAGATAAAATACAAACTTCCAATAAAAGTGATCTATCTGATGTAATAGTTAAAAGAGAAAAAGAATTAGATAAACTTAAGTATGAGGTAAGCCTAACAGATGCACTCTTAGAAAGTTTGAATAATAAAGATAGATATATAATTGAAGCCTTTTATATAGAAAATATTAGAATGAATAAAATAGCTGTAAAATTAAATTACTATGAAACTAAAACAGTATGGAGCAACAAGGATAGAATAATGAATAGCTTAATAGAATTAGTGTAGGTGTAAAAGCCTACTTTTTTATTGCAAAAAACCTTACAAGTGTTGAAATGACTATATTTTAACTATGAAATGACGTTTATTTTACATTTTAGATGTAGTATTATATTAACATAGATATTTTATGATAATTTCATAATTATTCTTAATCTCCTTATTACTTATATTATTTTTAATATTTTTATTTTGATTTTTTATCCTAGCATATCAGTTTAAATTGATGTGCTAGTATTAAAACTCAAAGGTGGTAGAGTTGAAGGAGAGAAAAACTAAGGTTAAAACTAAGGTATGGAAGGATGTAGATGAAGTTGTAAAAGCTACTATTGAAATACCTAAAAAGGCACAATGGCTAGTTGAAGTCATGGAAGAAGTGCCAAAAGGGGAAAAGGCGTCTAATGGATAGGCGTCTTTTTATTTTATTTAAGGAGGTGTTGAGGTGAGTAAATTAAATGAAAAACAAAAGGCTTTTGCAAATTATTATATTGAAAGCCTTAATGCGACTGAAAGCTATAAAAGGGCTTACAATGTAGTCAATCAAAGTACAGCAGAAGCAAATGGAAGCCGACTGCTTAGAAATGCCAAGGTTAAAAACTACATAGATGAAGTTATGAGTGCTAAAGATGAAAGCAGAATAGCTTCACAAGATGAAATATTACAGATACTTACTGATATAGCTAGAGGAATTACAGAAGAGGAAGTAGTTCAATTTAGTCAATTGGGGGAAGAGTTAAGAACAACTAGAAAACCAACTATAAAAGATAGAATGAAAGCTTCTGAATTACTTGGAAAAAGGTATAGAATGTGGGTTGATAAAGTCGAAGCTAATGTTAATCAACAAGTAATATTCGAAGGGGAGGATATGCTTGAAGATTAATTTACCACAAATAGTTGGGAAAGGTTATGCAACTTACTGGAATTATAAAGGAAGATATAGAGTAGTAAAAGGTGGTAGAGGTAGCAAAAAATCAACTACTACTGCACTATGGATTATTTATAATATGATGAAATATCCATTAGCTAATACTTTGGTAATTAGAAGGGTTTTTAATACTCATAAAGATAGTACATATACGCAGTTAAAATGGGCATCAAATGTGTTGGGAGTTTCTCATTTATGGAAATTTAGCAAATCACCGTTAGAAGCTACTTATATTCCAACTGGGCAAAAGATATTATTTAGAGGATTAGATGATCCTATGAGTATAACTTCTATTACTGTTGAACATGGTCATTTGTGTTGGTGTTGGTTTGAAGAAGCTTTCCAAGTAATGAATGAAGATGATTTTAACAAGGTTGATATGTCTATAAGAGGAGAACTTCCAAAAGGATATTTCAAACAAATAACATTAAGCTTTAACCCTTGGAGTGAAAAGCACTGGTTAAAAAAGAGGTTCTTTGATGTAAAAGATGAAGATATTTTAGCTATCACAACTAATTATACCTGTAATGAATTTTTAGGAGAAGATGATAAAAAGCTATTTGAAAAAATGAAGCTAAATAATCCTAGAAGATATAACATAGAAGGTTTAGGTAACTGGGGAATAGCTGAAGGATTAGTTTATAGTAACTTTGAAGAGTTAGATTTTAATATTGAAGATATAAAGAAAAGACCAAATGTTAAAAGTGCCTTTGGTTTAGACTTTGGATATACAAATGATCCAACTGCTTTTATAGCTTCTTTGGTTGATTTAGATAATAATGAAATATTTATATTTGATGAGCATTATCAGAAAGCTATGAGCAACAAGGATATAGCTAATATGATTAAATATAAAGGTTATTCAAAAGAAAGAATAGTTGGAGATAGTTCCGAGCCTAAGTCAATAGATGATATAAAAAGGCAAGGAATTTACAGATTAAAAGGGGCTAGAAAAGGGAAAGACAGTATATTAAACGGTATTCAATACATACAAGATTTTAAAATATATGTTCATCCTAAATGTGAAAACACACTTATAGAATTATCTAACTATGTATGGGATACAAAAGAAGGTAATGTAATTAATAAACCTATTGATGATTATAACCATCTGATGGATGCCCTTAGGTATAGTTTAGAAGATATTCGATTAGGTGGAGTTAAATTTAATAGAGATAAATATAACGTATAGGAGGTGTATTATGAGAAAAATAAAAATAGATAAAGATTATACTTTAACTAATGATTTAATACTTGATTTAATAGAAAAACATAGTGAAGAAAAATCAAGATTAGAAAAGCTTCTAAAATATTACAATAATGAAAATGACAAGATAAGTAATAGAGTATATAAGAATAAAAATAAGCCACAAAATAGATTATCTCACCCTTACGCTCAATACATAACTGATACTGCGACTGGATATTTATTAGGGAAACCTATTGCTTACTCAACAGAAGATAAAAAGCTTTTAGAAGAAATAACTGATATATTTAAGTATAATGATGAAGCTGATAACAATACAACTTTAGCTAAGATGGCGAGTATATATGGTTACGCTTATGAAATAATGTACATAGATAAATATGCTAATCCTAGATTTAAAGCTGTTGATCCTAGTGAGTTAATAGTTTGTTATGATAACACTTTAGACGAAAATATAATATTAGCTATAAGATATTATGATGAAATAGTTAGAGTTAATGATGAAGATGAAACTATTACTAGACTTGAAATATATACAAAACCTATTGAAAATGACAAAGGTCAAATAGTTGGTAATGGTAAAATCATAAGAGGAACTATAGAAGATAATAATATAACTTTATCAGATGAAGAAGATTGTTATTTTGATGATATACCAGTAAATGTTTATATCAATAATGATGAACTTTATGGGGACTTTGAAAAAGTAATAAGCTTAATAGATGCTTACGACCAAAGTCAGTCAGATACTGCTAACGATTTTGAACTATTTACTAATTGTATGCTTGTAGTAAATGGTGAATTAATAGATGATGAACAAGCTAAAGACTTAAATGACATAAATTTAATACAATTTTTAAATTCTGATAGTGATGCTAAATATCTTATAAAAGATATACAAGATACTGCTTTAGAGAATTATAAGAATAGATTAAATGAAGATATACACCGTTTTAGCTTTGTACCCAATATGAGTGATACCGAGTTTTCTTCAAACGCTAGTGGTGTAGCTATGAAATTTAAGCTTATGGGACTTGAAAACTTAGTAGGAGTTAAGGAAAGTAAATTTAGAAAGGGCTTAATGAGAAGGATAGAGTTGTTATGTGCTTATACTAAAATGAAAAATAATAGCGACTATTCTTATTTAGCTATTGAGCCAGTCTTTACTAGAAATACTCCTAATAATGAGTTAGAGTTATCACAAATAATGCAAAACTTAGATGGAATTTTAAGTGAAGAAACTATAATTGGGATGTCGCCTAGAGTTAGTGATATTCAAGCAGAAATAGAGAAAAAAGAAAAAGAAGCTAATAAGCTTTATGAGGATAATTATTCTGAATTAGGTGATATAGATGCCGAATAATTTACCTAATGAAGAATATTGGACTAAAAGAGAAACCTATAAACTGAAAAAAGGCTTAAAAGATTTAAAAAAAATAGAAAAAGAATTAGTTAATGAATATAAAAAAGCTATGAATGAGATAGGTAAAGAAATTAGTAATTTATTTTATAAATATGCTAAAGATAATAACCTATCTTATTCTAATGCAAAAAAATATTTAAACAGTAGCGAATTTAAAGAATTTAAAAGAGATTTAAAGTCTTATATGAAGCTTATAGAAGAAACAGGCGATGAAGAACTTTTACTTGAGTTAAATACTTTAGCTATGAAAAGCCGTATAAGCCGTTTAGAAGAAATGTTTTATCAGTGCAGTAAATACATCAATGAAGTATACGAAAACACTAATAATAGGCTTCAAATAGCTTACAGTAGCACTATAAAAGATAATTATTACCAAACTATATATGATATACATAAAGCTATAGGAGTAGGTGCTAGTTTTTCATATATTGATAATGATATGATAAAAGAAATATTAGCTTTTCCTTGGAGTGGTAGGCATTATAGTCAAAGGTTATGGAGCAACAGAACCAAATTGAAAAATGCTATGGTTGAAGAACTTACTCAAATGCTTATACAAGGCAAAGGAGTAAAAGAAACTTCTAGGGCATTATCTAAAAGACTAGATGCAGATTTAAAAAACTGTATAAGGCTTATACATACTGAACATTCATATTTTATGGGAGAAGCTACTGCAAAGGCATATGATGAGTTAGGAGTAGATAAATATCAATTCCTTGCTACTTTAGATAATAGGACTTCTGAAATATGTCAAAAGCTAGACGGGAAAGTATTTAATTTAAAAGATAGAGTAGTTGGTGTTAATGCTTCGCCTATGCATGTTCACTGTCGCTCTTGCGAGATCCCTTATATAGAGGATAACTATTCAACTAGATTTGCAAGAGATAGCAAAGGTAAAAGAATAGAAATAGATTCAAGTATGACTTACAAAGAATGGGCTAAAATTTATAAAATAGAGTAATTGTGATATTTAATTGTTTAAATTTCAATATTTATACATACTGTATGTGATAAATATATGTTATAATAATATCGAGGTGATTATATGCTAACATATTATTATTTGCCATTAGATGCAGATGCAGTGGAAATAGAAGTATTAAGGCAATTATATAAATATTGTAAAGATAAAAGTTTTATTTGCGAATATTCATTAGCTTCATTGTCTAATAGTTGTGATAAAAGATTGAATATAACAAAAAGAAAAATAGAAACTATATTAAAAAACTTTGAAGCTAAAGGATGGATAAAACATATAAATAAAGGTGTTGGAAGAAATAAAAGTATTCTTAAGATAACTTTTAAAGAGAATGTTAACAATTAAAATATAGTATTTTCAATGTATTTAAGGACTTATTGTGATATAAGTTCTTTTTTATTGAAAAAATATGTGACATTTCTAACAACAATCTAACAACAATCTAACAACAATCTAACAACAATCTAACAAATAAAATATAGTATTTGCAACAGATTTAATGATTAATCGTTGCATTTATGTGATATTTATGTGGTATTTATGTGATATTAGCGTGATATTTCTAACAATACTATCAATAAGAATAATAAATAATATATTATATATAGTCTTTTTAGCTTTTACTAAGTGTTTTTAGTAAGGGCTTTTTTATTGTCTTTTTTACTTGTTATAGACATTAAAGAATAACTCGGAAAACTTAAAAGCCTACTATGGCTATAAACTAGGAGGATCAAAATGGAAAAAACTAAAAACAACGTTGTTAATAATGAAGTAGATAAAATAGCTTCAGATGTTCATGATAAGCTAATTAAAGGAACAGATGTAGAAGCTAAAGATGTTAAAACTTTCACTCAAGATGAAGTTGATAAGATGATTTCTAAAAGACTTCAAAGAGAAAGAAAAGATATAGAAGCTAAGATTGAAGCTGAACGAAAAGAAGCAGAAGAATTAGCTAAATTATCAGAGCAAGAAAAGCAAAAGAAATTATTTGAAAAACAAGTTAGGGAATTTGAAGAAACTAAAAAAGCATTTGAAGCTGAAAGGTTATTAAATGAAACATCAAAGCAATTAGCTTCTAAAAATTTACCTATAGAATTCGCTCAAATGTTAAAAGGTGAAGATGCTGAAAGCACTTTTAATAATATAAATGTGTTTGAAGCTAAATTCAATGAAGCCTTAGAAAAGATGGTAACTGAAAGACTAAGAGGGGCGACTCCAAAAGTTGCAACTACAAGTAATGGAATAACTAAAGAAGAATTTAAGAAAATGTCTTTAGCACAACAAGCAGAACTTGCTAAAAAAGATAAAGATTTATATTTAGAACTATCAAAAAATTAATTAAATTATGAGGTGAAAAATTATGGCATGGAATGAAAACGTAGTATATGATAATTTTGTATTAGAGAATAAATTTAAAGATATATTAAAAACTAAATTAGATGCAATAAAATTTATGACTGTTGACACTGACTTACAAGGTGTTGAAGGTATGAAAAAAACTATAAACACTTATACTTATGAAGGTGCAGTAGAAGCAGTTGCAGAAGGTGCAACTAATACTACAAGAGGTAAAGTTACTTTTGACGATCAAGATTATGATGTTGTAGTTAAGCAACAAGTATTTGACTATACTGATGAACAAGCTATGAAAGATGCTAATGTAGTAGAGGTAGGAATAAAAGGTTCAGCTATAGAAATGGTAAACGACTTAAATAATGATTTCTTTACTGAAATAGCAAAAACTTCTACAGTACATACACATGAAGGTGCGTTTAACTATGATGTTGTTGTTGATGCAATAGAAAAAATGAACATAGAAGATGAAACTGGATTATTCTTATTAGTTGGGAATGATTTAAAAGCAGCTATAAGAAAAGATGCAGATTTTAAAGCTTCAAGACTAGGAGAAATATTATATACTGGTCAAATAGGAGACATATGTGGAGTACCAGTTGCATTCTCTAAGAAAGTACCAGCTAATACTGCTTACTTAGCAACTAAAGAAGCAGTAACTTGCTTTGTTAAGAAGCAAAATGAAGTTGAACAAGATAGAGATAAGGAAAAGAGAATAAACACTGTTATAACTAGAAAAGTTGCTTTAGTAGCTTTAACAGATGCAACGAAAGCAGTTAAAATAACAGTTACACCCTAAGCAAGACCTAGGCGAAGATCTAGGAGTTGAAAAAGCATCTATAGAAGGTGTTAAGCCTAAAAAAGCTAGAAAAGATAAGAAGGTAGGGGAATAATTTCTCCTATCTTTTTTCTTTAAGTAGGTGATAATTATGTTAGAAAACATAAAATTAATATTAAATATTACTGATGATTCACAAGATAACTTAATATTATTGTATTTAGCTAAGGTTGAAACTATGGTTGTAGATTATTGCAATGTAAATGAGTTAACTGGTGGGCTAGAAAGCTTTATAGAAGATAAAGTTATATCTATTATGAAGCCTTTAGTAACTGGAGGAACTCAAAACACTGGTGAAATCAAGTCTATAAGCAGAGGGGACACTAAAATAGAATACAACGTTGGAGAAGCAGTTGTAGCTACTACAAATGGTGCTACTTTAACTTCATCTGATAAAGAATTTTTAAAGCAATATAGAAGGGCTAGGTGCTATTAATGACTGATATTGAAATATTAGAAAGCACTTACTTTGATAGATGCACTATTAAGAGAAAAGTTAAAACTAAAAATGAAAACACTGGTGTAACTGAAACTGTAGAAAAAATAATAGCTGAAAATGTTAAATGTGCTTTATCTAAAAAAGACACTCCTGTAATGACGTCTGATGGAGTTGGCAAGTTAGCTTTTTCACATTTATTATTTTTAAATCCTAACATTGATATTCAAGAAGGCGATATAGTAGAAGTTACTACAATGGGTAAAATATCTATTTATTTAGCCTCTAAGCCTTTCTATTATTCTTCTCATATGGAAATTTCATTAAGTTATAAAGAGAGGGCTTAAAATGGAAATTCAAGGGCTAGATGAATTTGCTAAAACTTTAAATAATGCTAGTAATAATTTTGAAAAAGAAGCTAATAAAAAGCTAGATATTATTGCTAGTAAACTTTTATCTAAGACTAAGCTAAAAACACCAGTTGACACAGGATTACTTAGGAGAAGTTGGCAAACTAAAAGACTTAATAATCTTGAAAGAATTGTTTTCAATAACGTGAGATATAGCGGTTTTATAGAGTACGGACACCGAACAAGAGGTGGAAAATCTTTTATAGATGGAGTTTATATGCTTGAAAAATCAGTAAAAGAAATAGAATTAGAACTTGATAAAGAATTTTCTATAATGATAGATAATCTTTTCAAGTAGAAAGTAGGTTAATATGATAACTTACAAAGATATTTTATTTTCTGCTACTAAAATTTTATCTGATAATTTTAATTGTGATGTAATAGTTAAAAATGAAGAGGGGACTTTTGAGAATGAATGTTTTTATGTAACTTTAGTACCAGTTACAAGTAAAGCTTCTACTTTAAAAACTAATGAAAAACAATTAATGATTTCAGTAAAATATTTTGGTGGTAGTAAGCTAGATAATTATGATATAGCAGATAAATTAGAAAGTTTATTTGCTAGAAGTTTAAAAGTTAATGATAGGGTGTTAAATATATCTAACGTTGAGCCTAACTTTTTAGCTGATGAAGTTGGTGATATGCTAGATTTTTTAATTTATATAACTTATTTTGATGATATTTACATCGAAAAGAAAATTTATGACAGTATGAAAAATATTGACATGGAAATTAAATAAAAAGAGGTGATTAAATGGCTTCAAATATAGGATTACCAAGCATAATTGTTGAGTTTAAACAAAAAGCTTCTACTGCTATACAAAGAGGAAATACTGGTATAGTTGCTTTAGTGTTAAGAGATACACAAGGGCAAGGACTTTACAACATAAAAGGATCTTATGATATACCTAGCGAGTTATCAGAAACTAATAAAAAATACATAAACTTAACTTTATTAGGAAATGTTACTGCACCTTCTAAAGTTGTAGCTTATGTTGTAGGGGCAGAAACACAATTAAAAGATGCTTTAGATTATTTAGAAGCAGTAGATTTTAACTATTTAGTTGTACCTGCTATACAAGAAGAGGAAAAAGAAGTAGTTAAAACTTTTATAGAAAAAATGAGAAATGATATAAAAGTTAGAGTAAAGGCAGTAATGAATTTAGATGCTGACTATGAAGGAATAATAAACTCAACTAATACTGCTACTATGAAAGAAGGAGAAATAAACGTAGACGAGTTTTGTTGCGTAACAGCAGGACTTATAGCAGGAACTCCTTTATCTCAATCGGTAACTTATGCAGTACCTAAAAATGTATTAGATATACCTTCTCAAACTAAAGCAGAGTCAGAAGCTAAAGTTAAAAAAGGTGAGTTAATACTTGTAAAAGAAATGGGTAAAATCAGAGTTGCTAGAGGTGTAAATTCATTAGTTTCAACTACTACTGAAAAAGGAGATTTATTCCAAAAGATAAAATTAGTTGATACTATGGACTTAATACACAATGATATAAGAAAAACTTGTATAGATACTTACATAGGTAAAGTAGCTAACAACTATGATAATAAGTGCGTTTTAATAACTGCAATATCTTCTTATTTTGAAGAATTAGCAAAAGAACAACTTATAGAAAAAGATTTTAAAGTTGAAATAGATATAGATAAACAAGTTAAATATTTAAAATCTGTAGGTGTTGATACTTCTGAAATGAATGAGCAAGAAATAAAAGAAGCTAATACAAAAGATAAAGTATTCTTAATAGCTAATATCAAGTTAGTTGATGCTATGGAAGAAATATCTCTTGAAATAAATTTATAGGAGGTGTTATTCTATGGCTTTTAACGCTAAAAATGCAATAAACGGAACTCATGGTGCGTTATGGATAAATGACAGAGAAGTTGGAGAAGTTAAGTCTTTCCAAGTTAAAGTTGAGTTTCAAAAAGAAGAAATAAAAATGGCAGGATCAATGGCTACTGATACAAAGTACATGGGTTATACTGTAAAAGGCTCATTATCTTTACACAAAGTAAACTCAAGAATGATACACTTTATATCAGATAGTATAAAAGCAGGTAAAGAGCCTAGATTTACTTTAATAGGTAAACTAGCAGATCCGGATGCAGTTGGAGTAGAAAGAATAGTAGTTAAAAATGTTAGCTTTGATGATTTAACATTAATGGATTGGGAAGTTGGTACAGTAGGGACTACTGAACATCCATTTACTGCTACTTCTTGGGATGTTTTAGATAGTTTTTAATATAAATATTTTTTAAAAGGCTAGGATATTGCTCCTAGTCTTTATTTTTATATACAAAGGAGAATATTGACTATGAGTAATGTAATAGATTTACTTTTAAATGCAGATATAGAACAAATACAAAGACCAAGTAAAGAGGTTGAAATAAAAAGATTGTCTAACATATTTGGAGAAAAATTCACAGTATTATGTAAGGCTTTAACTTACGATAAATATAGTGAGATACAAGAAAATTGTATAGATATAACATCAAAAGAGCCTACATTTGACTTACAAAAGCTTCAAATAGAATTAGTTTTCAACGGTGTTTTCAATGCACAAGATGGAACAAGATTTTTTTCAAATAAAGAACTTCATAAAAAATTCAAAGTTCCACATGGTAAAGAGTTAATAAAAAGACTGCTTTTAAGTGGGGAAATAAGTGCATTAGCTGATACTATAACGGAACTAACTGGATACAAAGGCGATTTAATAGAAGAAGTAAAAAACTAATTAAGACTGATGATAATACTTTCTTAATGTTTTATTTATTTCATAAGAAAAATATCATTAGTCCAAAAGAATGTTATGAAATTTTAAATTCTATGGATAAAGGTGAAAAAGAAATACTTTTAGCTTTTATCAAACAAGAAATAGAAATAGAGCAAAAGAAAAACTCCTTAGGGGAGGTGTAATAAATGAGTAGTACAGAAAAAGTATTAAGAGCGAAAATTCAAGCAGTAGATAATTTTACTAAGCCTATGCAGAAAGTAATATCTCAAACTAAAGCATTTCAAGCTACTGCAAAAGCAGTTAAACCTTTAGTATTAAAAGCTAAAGATATGGCTTCTAAAGTTATATCTAAGGTAAAGGCTCAAATAGATAAATTTAAGTCTACTAAGTTTGGTCAGTTTGTTCTTAAAGCTAAAGATATGGCTTCTAAAGTACTTACTAAAGTAAATGGTATGTTACGGTCATTTGCAAGTAAAGTTTGGTCGGCTACTGTATCAGTAAAAGATAAAGCTTCTAGTGTATTATCAAGTATTCAAGGGAAACTTAGTGCATTAGCAGTTGGGGCTACAATAACAGTAGGTGCTAAGACTGGATTTAATGAGTTGGCAAATGAGCAAACACAAAAACTTACTATAAATAGAGTGATCCAAAATAGTGGGAAATCTAAAGAAGAAGCTAAAAAGGCAACTGATGAATTTTATTCATATCTAGAAGAATATGCAAATAAAACACCGTTTGAAACTTCGGCAGTAACTCAATTTGGTACTAAGGCAGCTATGATGGCAAAAGGGGATATAGACCAAGCTAAAAACCTTACTGATATGATGGGAAATGTAAAGGCTTTTGTTGGAGATCTAAGAACTGAAACAGAGGTTGCAGAAGCTTTCTTTAGTGCTAATAATGGGAATATGGAAATGCTTAACAATATGTTAGGTACTCAATATAAAACTTTTGAAGAAGCTAAAGAAGGTATTGCCAAAAATCAAGGTGGCTTAGTAAATGAAATGTCTACTACTTTAGGTGGTTTAATGTCTACTATAAGTGGTAAAGTTAAAAATAGCTTAAAAGGTGTTACTAAAGTATTTGCTGATATGTTAAGTGGCAGTATGAGTGGGATAATAGGTTTTATAGATAGTATATCACCTAAAATGGTTGCTATGGCTGAAAGTGTAAAAGTAGGGTTTGAAGCTTTTATGAAATCTGAACAAGCTGGTCAATATATGCAAATATTTAAAACTGTATTTGAAACTGCTTGGGGAATGATAAAAAGTGTTATAGATGCAGTAAAGCCAGTTATTGAAGCTATATTTAATTTCATAGGAGAACATTCACAAGAAATATCTACAATAGTTCAAATGTTTGGGAATATTTGGAGTAGTGTTTGGAAACTTGCAGGAACTCTTTTACAAGGGGCTTGGAGTATATGTGAACCTATACTAAGTACACTTTTAAAAGCTTTAGCAAAAGTCAGTGGTGCAGTAGAAACTATTTGTAGTGCGTGGAACAAAATGACTGAACTTCTTAAAAAACCTATAAATGCAGTTGTAAATGTTGCTAAAAAAGGTGCTTCATTTGTAAGTGATAAGCTAGGTCTATCAGAAGGTAGAAACGCATTTGGTAGTGGTAGAATTGCTCGTGATGGAACTGTAAGAACTTTACATGAAGGGGAAAAAGTTTTAACTAAGAGAGAAACTGATGCCTATTTAAAAGGTCAAAATGCACAAGGTGTAAACATAGTTGTAAATGGCTTAACAGTAAGAGAAGAAGCAGATATAAATAGAATAGCTAATAAATTAGTTCAAAAGATAAATCAAAGTAAAATGGTATTTGGAGGTAGTTACTAATGCTAACTGAAATATGGATTAAGACAAATGAAAAAGCAGTAAGGCTTCCAGTTATACCTAGTGAATTTGAAAGAGTTATTGATGCTAATTATGACACCGAGCGAGTTATGAAGTTAGGTGACATTGCAATATTTAACGGTAACGGATTAGCACAATTATCTTTATCAAGCTTTTTCCCAAACAAAGAATATAGTTTTAATGAATATTCAAACGTTCCAAAGCCTTATGATATGGTTAGATATTTCAAAGAATGGAAAAATAAAAGCACAGTAGTAAGAGTGATATTGACTGGTACTGATATAAATCAAGAAATGTATATAACTAATTTTGCTTATGGTGAAAGGGATGGTACTGGGGATGTTTATTATACTATGGATCTATTAGAATATAGACCCATAATTGTACCTACTATAACAGAAAATAATTCAAATAATACTCAAAATACAAATAGACCTACTGATACAAATAATAAAAATAATTCTAGTAATAAACAAAAAACACATAAGGTTGTAAAAGGTGATTGTCTTTGGGATATTGCACAAAAATATTATGGTAAGGGTAGTTTATATCCTAAAATAAAAGAAGCTAATAAAAGTAAATATCCTTCACTAGCTAAAAGCAATGTTATATATACAAATATGGAGTTGATAATTCCATGATTAAATTAATATGTCAAAAGGCTACTGGTGAGAAATTAGATATAACTAATTTATTAACTACTATAACATGGAGTGGAGATTATAAAAGTTGTGCTAGAAAGTTAGAATTTTCATTGATTAGTAGTGCAAATGATATAAATATTCCTAATGTAGATATACCTTTAATGAGTGTTATACAATTTTATGAAGATGATAACGAATTATTTAGGGGTTTTGTATATGAAAGAGAAAAATCTAGTGATAACAATGTGAGTTTTCTATGCTATGACTATTGTGCAAAGCTTAATGATATAAAAGTATCTTATAATATAAAAAATGAAACAGCTTCAAGTATATATAATAAATTTCTTACTGAATATAAGCTAAGCAAAGGTGATATTGCTCAAGCTAACACTAAAATTAAAAAAATATTTTTAGGTGTTACTGCTTATGATATGATAATGAGTGCATATACAGAAGAAGCTAAAGCAACTGGTAAAAAGTATATGGTATATTCTAAAGGGGATAAGTTTTATTCATCTGAAAAAGGTAATGTAAAGCTTAAATTAGCTTTTGAAGAAGGTAAAAATATATTATCAAGTAATTTTAAAGAATCTGTATCGAATATGGTTAATAAAGTGTTAATCGTAGATGAAAATGGAAATAAAGTATCAGAAGTTAAAAATGATGAATGGCTTAAGACTTATGGATTATTTCAAGAGGTGTATAAAAAACAAGAAGATAAAGATGCTAATGCAGAAGCTAAAGCAATGTTAAATGGAGTTGAGCAAACTTGCTCTTTAACTGGCTTTGGTGATACAACTTGTATTACTGGTTATGGAGTTCAAGTTAAAGATACTTATACTGGATTAGTAGGTTTATTTTATATAGATAGTGATACTCACACTTGGGAAGGTGGAAAATATACCATAGATTTAGAATTGAATTTTAAAAACATAATGAATGAAGTATCGGCAGGGCAAGATGAACAAACTGAAAATAGTTCAACTTCATCAAGTGGTAATAGTTCGAGTAGTTCATCAAATTCTATAGGTGATAAATTAGTTAGCTTAGCTAAATCAAAGCTTGGTTGCAAATATGTATGGGGTGCAACTGGACCTAATCAATTCGACTGTAGTGGCTTAACGAGTTGGTGTTATAAGCAAGTTGGAATATCTATTCCTCGTACTTCTTTAGCACAATCTAAGAGTGGGAAAGCAGTTAGTAAATCTAACTTACAACCTGGAGATTTACTATTTTGGAAAACTACAAGTGCTGAAGTTGGTCATGTTGGAATGTATGTTGGTAATGGCCAATTTATTCATGCCCCCAATAAATCTAAACCAGTAAAATATGATAGTTTAAGCAATTCTTATTATTCTTCAAGATTTGTAAGGGCAAGGAGGTATTATTAATATGAAAGATCCATTTTTAGAATTATATAGTTTAATGGGTGAAGCTACTAAAATTGAAGCTTCTTTTTTTATTGCTAAAATAATATCTCCTTTACCTAATTTAAAAATACAATTAAATGATTTACCACTTGATAAAGATGATTTTTTAATCAGTAAAAATTTATTACTATCAAATAATGCTAATATATCAGCTACTGAATGTAGTATTGAACATAATCTAAAAGATGAATTAAAAGTTAATGATAAAGTTGTTTTATTAAGAATAGATGATAAATTTATAATTTTAAGTAAGGTGGTGAGTATATGAGTTTATTCCCTTTTATAAGTAATACTGATGATGTAAAAGTTGATAATAACTTTCCTTTATATAGAGAAGTAGCTTGGGATTTTAAAAATAATATTCCAATACTTGAAAATGGAGATTTTAAAATAGTTGAAGGTAATAATGCTATAAAGGTGTGGGTGTATAAAGCTATATTAACTCCACGCTATAACTATTCGATTTACACTTGGGATTATGGAAGCGAATTACTTGATTTAATAGGTAAAGCATATACTCCATCACTTACTAAAGAAGAAGCTAAAAGACTTATAAAAGAAGCGCTTGAAATTAATCCTTATATTTTAGAAGTTGAAATAACTAATATAAGTTTTAAAGATAGTTTATTAAGTACTACTGTAAAAGTAAAGACAATTTACGAGGGTGAGGTGATAGTAAATGTCTAATACTTATGAAAATATAAAACAAAGAATACTTGATAATATAAATATAGATATAGACAAAAGAGAAGGTAGCTTTACTTCAAATATGGTTTCTCCTTTATCAGAAGAACTTGCAAAAGCCTATATAAATATGAGTGATATATTGTCCCTTGGTTTTATAGAAGATAATTTTGATACTTACTTAGATAAAAGAGTATCAGAATTTGGGGTATATAGAAAAGAAGGTGTAAAAGCTACTGGAGAAATAAAAGTCGAAGGTAAAGAAGGGGCTATAATAACAAATGGTACTCTTATAAAAGCTAATGATTTATATTTTACAGTATTAAATGATATAGAACTTCCAACAGATAATATTTTATATGTAGAAGCTAATGAAGTAGGTTATAAATATAATTTACTTGCTAATACTGAATTTGAATTAGTAGAAAAAAATGACAAGGTAACTAAATTAGTAAATGAAGTTGACTTCTCAAAAGGTGTAGATGTTGAATCTGATGAAGATTTGAGAAAAAGATTTGTTAAAGTTGTAAATAATCCTAGTACAAGTGGAAACAAAGCACACTATGAAGAATGGGCTTTAGAAGTTGACGGAGTAGGAAGGGCAATAGTTTATCCTTTGCATAATGGAAATGGTACTGTAAAAGTTATGATAATAGGAAATGATAATAAACCAGTTGCAGAAGAAATAATTAATAATTGTAAGCTTCATATCGAGGGAAATATGCCTATAGGTTGCCAATTAACTGTAACTACACCGAGCCTTTTAAATGTGTCTGTAAAGGCTTCTATTGAGTTAAAAGAAGGTTATACTTTAGAAGATATACAAACAGACTTTAAAGCTTCTTTAAATGAGCATTTGAAGGATGTAACAACAGAGTTAGTTTATTCTAAAGTGTATGGTTTATTAGTTAATCATAGTGGAGTTGAAGATATAACTGAATTTACAATAAATGATAATAATATAAATATATCAATATCAGAAGATAAAATAATAAATATATCAGAAGTAACTTTAAGTGAGGTGGTTTAATTGAATTTAATCAATAAGCTACCTTCTTTTTATGATAATGATATTACTAAGCCTATACAAGATTCTTTTACTGTAGAAGCTAATTCTATAAATGATGAAGTAGAAAATACTCTTAATCAATTCTTTGTAGACAGTGCAACGTATGGGCTTGATTATTGGGAAAAGATGTTAGGTATATCTAAAAATACTAATGACATTCAGACAAGGCGAGAAAATATAAAGGCTAAAATGAGGTCAAGAGGTACTACAAGTATTGAAGTTATAAAAAATATTTGTGAAGCCTATAGTTACGGTGAAGTAGAAATAGTTGTAGACCATTCAAACTATAGCTTTGAAATTAATTTTATAGGTAGTATAGGAGTACCTAAGGCTTTTGCAGAACTTGATAAAACTATTGAAGAAATCAAACCTTGTCATTTAGCACATACTTATAGATTTAGGTATAACAACCATGAATATTTAAGTCAATTTACACATGAGCATTTAAGTCAGTTTACACATGATGAATTGAGAAATTCAAAAGAAATATAAAGGGGGTGCTTTATGGGAAAATCAAGATATATAAAAGATGAAAAAGGAGTTACAATGTCAGTAGCTACAAGCACTTTAGGACTTGAAAAACCTTTATTAAATGAAAACTATAATATTGATGTTCATAATAGGAATATGGATAAAATAGACGAAGATTTAACTCCTATTGATGATAGTTATATTATAGAGTTATTCCAACATGACGGAGATATAAGCAGACCAAAAGATTATTATACTAAAGAAGAATCAGATTTAAAATATGCAACTAAGGAAGAAGTTCAAGACAATACTAATTTAGCAAATCAAGCTTTAAATAAGGCTAATGAGGCTTTTCAGCGTGGAGATAATGTTAAAACTCAATTAGTAGACAAACTTATCTCCGAGGGACTTGATGTGTCTACTAATAATAGTTTTGAGGAATTGATAGAGAATATATCACTAGGTAAAAAATGGGCCAAAGGAACAAGTGATACTTTCTTAAACAATAGTATCGCTAATTATTATGTATTTAGTATAGATTTAAATAATTTAGGATTTGTTCCTAATACTGTAATAGCTACGACAACTTGGAACACTTTATATATACCTATGGTTTTATACTCAAATGAATTAAAAGATATTCCAGCTGGCAAAACTTTGTGTTGTCAGTTTGTAAATAATGAAAATAGTTCCAATTCAGGATTTATTTCAATGTATGATTGTATTATAAAAGAAAATATTATGTATCTTATGGGGAATAATTCTGGTAGAACTTACAATTGGATAGCTTTTGAATAGAGGTGATAAAATGAAACAAATAGGAACTAAAATTTATTATTGCTTATTAAGTGGTAATGTAATAAAGATAAGAGGCGATATGAGGGGATGTGTAAAAGAAACAACTTTTGATGAAGATATAGAAATATATACAGAATTAAAAGAAAGAGATAAAGATAGTATAGGATTATTACAGTTTAGCTATGGTGAATATCCTAAACTATCTCAAAATAGTACTGGTGTTATGGTTAATCTTGAAACTAAAGAATTAATATTTAGTTATGAAGAATTACCACAACTACCACAAGAGCCTACAGAAATTGAAATTATGCAAGATAAAATATCTCAATTAGAAGAAGAAATTAATAAACTTAAAAATTCAATAAATGAAATAAATTTAGCAATATTAAAAGGCTAGGACTTACCTAGTCTATTTTAATTTAATAGGAGGTGTCATATGGCTAAGTTAGACAAACAAGGCTTAAACACTTTTATAAGAGAATTAGATAAACATATAAATACAAAGATAAATAGATTAGATATAACTCCTAAAGCTGAAAAAGTTACTATAGCAGATGAACAAGGATTATTTGAAGCTACTAATGTAGAGGATGCACTTTTAGAGAACAAAACAAGTATTTTAGAATTGAAAAATGAGGTAAATGGTCAAAAAATTAGAGGGATAGAAATAGCTAATTCCTTAATTAGTAAGTTATAAAATTTTAACAGAAATGAGGTGATTTAATGTCGGCAGAATATTTAGGGCAAGTTGCTAATCTTGTAACTTGTGAAGAATTGATTGAACTTACCAATTTTACTGGTGGATCTTCTAACTCTACAGGCGATATTACTTGGGGTAAAATATTAGAAAATGGGAAAATATATCTAGTTTCACAAGCATTACCTAAAAGAAATATAAGTTGGTCTACTTTAAATTCACAAGGTCTTATATTTGGGAAAACTATAACTATAGGTAAAGATAAATATATATGTAGGTCTATGACTGGTTTAAATGATGATAATTCATATGGTGGTGAGTGGTCTAGGTGGGTAATTGATTTATTAATCCCACAAGGAATGGATTTTTCAAATTTAGCAGGAAGGTACAGATTTACACAAGACATACTTGATGAAAAAGCTGTTTTGGTAGGATATTATAATAATTCATCTACATATACAACGCTAAATATAAACGATTCATCAACTAACTATAGTTGGAATCCCGTATTAGAATTATTGCCAAGGTGTGAATTTTCTATTAATAGTGAGGATTTAGGTAAAATATTTAATCCAGTCTGTATTAAATATGTTGTACTAGGTGATACTCATACACTTATTGAAAAGATAAACGGAACACAAATACGAACACTAGATAACCAAGTAAGTGGAACAGAATATGTTTTAGATTTAACTTCTCAATGGGATAATATAAAATATGGTAAACATAAAATAGAAATAATAGCAATCGATAGCAATGGTTTATCATCTACTGTAGAAATAACATTTAATAAAATAAAAGAAATAACAAAGCCTATTCCAACTACATCAAGTTTAAAAGAATTTGTAGACCACATAGATAATGTTGATAAGGATGTAGATTATCTTAGATATAGTTTAAAAAATAATCTTATTGAAAAAGGTGTAGAATGTAGTGATACTGATAAAATGTCAAGTTTGATTGATAAGGTTGGAGATATAGGGAGTATTTACATTTCAGATAATGAAGTTGTGTCAATACCTGAGCAAATTGCAACAGCTGTTAGTAATCAAACATTGCATTTGTTAAGTTATAAATGTAATGCAAAAGGAAGTTTAAGGGTATCTTCGGAGTTGTATGGTTATAATTCAAATTCATATTTTAAGATAGAGCATTTATCAGATAATATTGTAGTTAATAGCAAGAAAATAAGTTCACTTACAACAGCATTTATTTATTATTCTTATGATTTAGATAATATAAAAGTAGGTGATGTTATAAATTTATATTTATATAATAAAACTGGAGATACTCACGCAAGAAAAACATCAATTAAAGGAGATGTAATATGATAAAAAAATTAGAATTCTTAAATGATGAAGATAAAAATAATTTAATAAATCAGAACAAAGATATGCATGTCATTGCTATTGAATTTGGTTTAAAACATAATTATATAACTTTTTCAGATACTCCATTACCTGAACCTGAATACGATATATGGGGTACAATTAAAGAACAAGGAAACAAAATATCCATTTTAGAAGCCGAAAATGAGAAGTTAAAAGTGGAGCAAGAGCAACAAAACGAAGAAATACTTGTAAATATGTTAGCTAATACTGAAATGTTTGAAATGATTTTAGGTATGATGCCTATGACATTATCAGAAGATAAAACTAAAAATAGTGGAGGTAATTCAATGATCGAAGTATATTGTACGCTTATCATAAAAGGAGTTAAGACTATAGAAGATGTCCCTTTAGTTATAAGAGAACAAGTTATAGAAAGATTAAAACAATTAGAAGTACCAGTTAAGTAGAACTTTTAGGAGTTCTTTTTTTATGGCTAGATTAATTTCTAGCCTTTTATTTTTATTTTAAGGGTGGTGTATTGAGTGGAACAAATGATAAGTAATTTAGGTTTTCCTGTAGCTTGTGTATGTGCTTTAGGTGTTTATTTTGTACAAAAAGATAAAGCTTCAAGGGAAGATATAAATAAAATCATAGACAATTTAAGAGAAGATAATAAATTAGATAGGGAGCTATACAGAGATACAATAGATAAATTTGATAGCAAATTAGATAAATTTGCAATAGCTTTAGAGAGCAATAATAATCGTTTAGAATCTATTGAAGATGATGTAAAAAGCATAAAAGAAAGGGTAGGTGTATAGATATGAAAATATTAATATCAGCAGGTCATACTCTTACTGGTAAAGGTACTGGTGCAGTAGGTTTTATAAATGAAAGCCAAGAAAATAGAGTATTAGCTAAATTCATAGTTGAACATCTTAAAAAACTAGGTTGTGAAACAGATTATCATGAAGTAAATAGTGGAAGTGATTATATAGAGCAACAAGCTAAAAAAGCTAATTCTAAAAAATATGATTTAGTTGTTCAAATACACTTTAATAGTTCAGATAATGCAGCTGCTAATGGTACAGAAGTAATATACAGAAGTTCTAAAGGGAAAGTATTTGCTCAAAAAGTTCAAGATAAACTTAAAACTGAATTTAAAGATAGAAAAATTAAGCATGATATAAATGATTTAAAGCGTGATCTTGGTTGGTTAAGATTAACTAAACCACCTGCAATATTAATAGAAACTTGTTTTGTATCTAATAGAAGTGATACTGATAAATATACATCTAATAGGGAAAAGATAGCTAAATTAATAGCAGAAGGAATAGCAAATCAAGCTGTATCTGAAAATAATAATTCTAGCACTTCATCTACTAATAAAAAACTATATGCAGTTTGTATTGGTGCTTATAGTGATAAATCTGTAGCAGATTCAAAAGTTGAAGAATTAAAGAAAAAAGGTTATAAAGATACTTATTTAATTCCAAGATAAATATTTATTTTATTGGTAATATATGTTAAAATATAATTAAAATAACATTACATAAGTAAGAATATATTATCTTTGCTTTAATCTTATTCTAAATGTTTCTATATTTTTGTAATTATTATGTATTTTGATTCAAAAGAAGCTATTGTATTGTTGCGATAGCTTTTTTTACTTGCTACAATATAAATATATCCAACTTTAATTTGCAATACTCGAGTTGTAGAGTATAAATTCAACAGTTAATCGGCTAAAGATTTCAATATCAACAAACAACCATATAAATTCAGTAAAAAGGGAAGCTATGGGGATTTGGGCTTCTTTTTTTATGTTTGAAATTAGGCAAATAAAAAAGACTGCTTAAAAGCAATCTTCTTTATTGACGATATAATTAATAATAAAAGAAAGGAGATACTAAAACATAGCTAAATTTTAGTACATATATATAATTCTATAAAAGTGATTAAAACCCTCTTTATTCGATGAAATATTGACAAATTTTATTATAAAAAAGTATAATTAATTTGTACAATAAGTTTATAATTATTGTCTAGATTTTTGAAATTCCACAAGAAATCATTACATCCAAATTGAATTCTAACGTTTTAATGGCTTATACTTTCTGTATAGGCTATTTTAATTTGACTTACATACCGAGCATCTATCATATTCAAATCTTTGATACCTATCACAACATCTACAATATTGAAAATTATTATTATAACTACTATGACTATAAAAATTGTCTTGGTGATTTCTTTTCCAGTATGAGCCTTTTTCTTCCTTATCTTGATTAAATATATTAAACATATAACCGACCACCCTTTAAAATCTAATTTAAAAGGTATTATGGGCATATCTGAATATATTTATACATTAAAATGTTTAAATAAAATGATATTTTTATTCATATATTTTATCTAATATATCTTCACATATTAAATCACATATTTCTCCTGCTCTTTCTTGTAGTTCATGTTCAGATACTAATTTACCAATTTCATCTTCCCATCTTATACAAACATAGCCTTCACTATCTAATAAAATCTTACCTAAAACTTCCATACCTTCCTCCAATAAAAGAATTATTTTATCTAATGCTATTTAAAATATCTGTTATTTTCCAAACTCCATTTTCCCAAGTTATAAAATCATACTTACCTAATTTAACTTTATCATATAAACTATGGTCTTTTATCGGATAACTACCTATAACCCAAGTATCATAACCACTTGTGGTTATGCCATTAGTTTCCTTATCTCTTATTGGTAATTCTTTGAATAACTCTACTGTTCCTTTTTCGTGTCTTGCGATGTATTTAAACCCTAAATAATAGGCGTATTTTAATTCAACATATTCTTTATCTGTCAATTTGATATTCATAATTTAAATCCTTTCTAATAAAAATTATATTTCACTAAAAACACATATCTTTGCATTCACAGTTATAGCAATTATGACCTTCTTGATTATCACAATGACATTCTTTTTCTTTATCCGCATCCATACCACATTGTACATAACAACACTTACCACATTCTGTATTTAATATCTCACACATTACATTCACCACATTAAATTATATTTTATCTTTCTCAATAACTATCTTTCCTTCTGATTCAGTTATTTTTATTTGTCTATCTTCTATGCTAATACCTAACGTTTCAATAACCCAACTTGGTAATGATAATTTATAAATGTAAGAGTTGGGTCTATCTTTAACCTTTTGTATACTTATATTTCTAATTGCTTCCATAGTCCCTCCTAATTAATTGGTAAGGGCTTTTTATAGTGAGCCACCAATTTTGTATTAAACTCTTTCTATTCTTGTTATAGTCCATTCTTTATTTTGATTATCCCATTGTTCAAAATTTTCTCTAGCTTCTTCTTTAGTGTTACAAGTTACTGTGCAGTTGAATTCTTCCCCAATTTTATTTCCTCTTTTTCTGTAATAAATATTATATTCTCTCATTCTTAATACCTTCCTTTTCTCTTTTATTTAACTTTCTTAATTATATTATATCTCGTTAGTAACTAACAGTCAATACTTATATTATTGTTTTTATTTCTATATTGCATTTATATCGTTTAAATGTTGCTCAAAGCTTAAGTGATTAGCATAAACTTCTTTTATAGCTTCTATTCTTCTGTTAAGTCTTTTAAGTTCTTTTCCTTCTTCTCTTTTGAATATAGCTTGTAATTCACCATTTGTTTCTACTCTTGCATCTTTAGTTGCTCCAAGTTTTTTATTTGCTTTTCTGTCAGCTATGTATATATACCCATCCATTAAAAAGCAATTACTCGAATGTCTGTTATCAACTAATATTTCTTTTCCGTTCATTATTAAAGTTTTTACTGTTCTTCCTTCTCCCATTTCAACTTTAACATCTGTTCCTCTACTTGTTCTATATTCTATCATTTTATTTTCTCCTTTTCTTATTAGAGAATGTGCTAATGATAATGCTAATCTGAAAGTTGCTTTATAGCTATCACCTTTTCTTATTATTTTTTTAGTTATTTCATGTGCTTTCTTCATAACATTTCTCATTTTTACATCCTCCTTATTTATTAATTATTATACTTTAATTATATGTTAGTACCTAACAAAAGTCAAGTATATTTCTAAAGTTTTTTATTTATTTTTTATTCTTCTATAACTAAAGCAATTATTTCTTTGTTTTGATCAATTATAACTTTCTTGCCTTCTACTAAATGCCAATTCCAATAAGCTGGTACTTCTATTATTTTATCATTTTCAAGTAATTTTATTTTCATTTTTCCTCCTTTGTGGTATGAGCTGCTTAACTCTACTAGGTGCTTGTAAAATTTTAACAATTATATTGTATATGAGTTTATCCACAATATCCACATAATCCACAAAATAAATAAACCCAAAGCATCATATGATAGTGTGGCTAGACATATTGAAAATGCTTGGATGGAAAATTTCTTTCTATCCGGATAGAAAGTTTTTTTCTATAGCTTAGAAAAATTCTTTTCATCCGGACAGAAAGTTTTTTTACATAAACTAGAATTAATAAACTAGATTAAACAAATTATATTTATTTAACTTTTAGAAAAAATAAAAAATAAATTCAAAATAAGAAGTTGCAAAATTGGCATACTAATAGTATAATAATGATATAACTAAATAAGTGAGGTGATAAAATGAATGGTGTAATATTTAAAGGTTTTCATGTAAGTAAGGCTCTTGATGGAATTATAAATGATAAAGATTTAAATGGAGATGAAAAAGTTATATTAATAACTATAAGTTTTTACCATAAGGGTTTAATAGAAGAAGATCCTGCTATGAGTTTGCCGATGGATAAAATAAGCGAATTAGTTAATTGTTCAAAGTCGACTGCAAATAGAATAATGAAAAAATTAATAGAAAAGGGATATTTAGAAAGCATAAAAAAAGGTCAAGGGAAACCTAATATTTATGTATTTAAGGGGTGGAGAAAATGGCAATAATTAAAACTAATATAAATGAAGTTGAAGAAGTATTTGCTAAAATGGATTTAGCTTTAATATGTGAAGAAAGATATAATAGTTTAAAACAATTCGACTGGGTTGTATATACAATCCTTAAAAATCAAGAAGGTTTATCTAAGAGAAGCTACTTAATGGGGAATAAAAGTTATGTAGATAAATATAATAATGTATTTGTAAGGATAAGCCAAAAGAAATTAGCTAAATTATTAAAAACTTCTATACCAACTTTAAGAAATTCACTTAATAGATTAGTAGAAGCTGAATTATTAGAAATTCATATAGTGGGGCAAAATGAGTGCAACATAATGTATATTGGGAACCCAGTAAGAACAATAACATTTGGGGAGTATGTTGAAAATATAGGGAAAGCTTTGGAAGATGAAGATAATGTAAAAGATTTTAAGCCTAGTATAAACGTTGATAATATTAAAGATTTAGATAATAAAAAAGCTTCTACTGTGCCACCAGTAAAAGCAGATAAAGAAAATATTAAATCTAATAATAGTATACCACAAAACAATAAAAAATATGCTAGTAAAAAAGAGGAAAATAAAGTTTTAAATAACAAACATAACAATACCGTTAAAAATACTTTTACTGAATATGAAGCTAAAGAGCTTGAAATAAAACTTCAAAAATCTCAATGGGAAAGACTTGGATATTCTCAATTTGAAGCAAATTATCCAATAAATAAAGAAATAGGAGATGTATAAAATGAAAAACTTTATAAATGAATTTAGAACTTATTGTGAAACGGTAGAAAATACAACTGCACTTGAAAAGATTAAGCAACATTACTTTGATTATATGCTTGATCTTGAAACTTTTGTAGATGATCACATTGAAATAAATTTATCTAAAGCTAGTAACAAAGATATTATAGATGAAGCTAATAGACTAAGTGTGATTTTGAAATCTTTAATTAAAACTGCTAGTTGTATAAATAATATTGATGCTAGAGATGTTTACTTATTATTTTACGAAGATAGTAAATTCCATATAAAAGAAGTATTTGATGAAGTTATGCAATCTTGTTATTCACAACTATATAAAAAAGTATATCCAAATGAAATAGATTTATATAAGTATGAGCTAGAAGAAAGTGATTTGCCTAAATGGTACATTGATTTATGCAATATATTAGATAAGTACGGTATATAATAAAACGATTTAAAGGGCATTGAGAGAGGTTTTAAGCTTCTCTTGATGTAAATATAACAAGGGATAAAATATCAAAATAAGAGGGGATATAATTGAATACAAAAGCTGAAAGAGCAAGGAAAAAATGGACCAAAGAAGAGGACAATTTCCTGTTTGAAAACTGGGGAAAAGTTAAAGTAGATACTTTATGTAAAAAGCTAGGTAGAACGAAAAGAGCAGTAGAAGAAAGGGCTTATAACACTTTAAAGTTAGGGCATCAAGCTCAATGGTACACTTTATTGGAAATTCAATATATGACAGGGATTAATAAAGATACTATAAGAAAAAGAATAGTTAAAACTAATTTCAAATGTATGAGAGCAAGAACTAAACAAAAGCCTTATATGTTAGATGAAGTTCAGCTTAAAAAGTTTCTAAAACAAAATCAAGACTTATGGCATACAAAGAATTTAACTATAAATATTTTTAGCAATGAAAAATGGTATTTAGAAAAAGTTGAAACTGATAAATTTAAGACTAATAAATACAATAAAGCTTGGTCAGAGTATGAAGATAATATAATGCTTGATAGATTAAATAGGGGCTTTACTTATGAAGATATAGCTAAGGAATTAAATAGAACTGTCGAAGGTGTCTTTGGAAGGCATAAATATAAATACAGACTGAAATTGTAGGGGGATAACTGAAGATGAAGATTATATTAGGGGTATTAATTTATATTATCGCAGTAGTATTTTTCTATTCATTACTTACAGTAGGGGGAAGATATGATGATTAGAATATTTGATGATAATAAGCATATTTGTGAATGTTGTGATAATGATAGTGTTATACTTATAGATTTTACAGAAGATACTAAACCACATGATTTAGGAAATAGAGTGTATCTTTGTAATGAGCATAAAGAAAAGTTAATAGATTTATTATTGCCGTTTTAAATTTAAATAAAATCAAAATTTTAAAGGAAGTTGGAGAAGGAAGTTATGAAATTTAAAATATATTGCGAAGAATGTGAGTATACATTTGATAATGAGAGTGAGTTAGAAAGAAAGAATTATATAGGTAGAGATTACGACTTATTATGTTGTCCTTTTTGTAAAAACGATTCTGATTTAAGATTAATTGTAGATGAAGAAAGTTGTTAAAATAAAACTTTTAAGATGGTTTGGTACCGACATTAATGTCGGGAGCATAGGAGGAAGTTATGAGTAATAAAAATAATGTACTAACAGTAGAAGTAAAAGCTACTGAAATAGATGAAGTTAAAGATATAAAAATAGGTTGTATTGTTCAAGTATTTGACTATTGTAAACAAGATTTGGAAATGTATAAGGTTTTAAATGTTTATGTTCCTAAAGATAATGAAATAGTGTTTAAGTGTAATAAAATGAAATTTAATGGAAAAAAAGAATTGGTAATGACTAATGATATAAGATTTATTGATGGTAAAGATATTATGAGTATTTATAATAAAATTAATCATGAATAAAAGTCATTAAAATAAAGTTTTTAATGGAATATTGCGAAGCTATGGAATTAATTTTCTATAGCTTTTTATTTTTTAGTAAACTTATGTATCATTTTCATAACTTATACATATAATAAAGTAACAAAACGTTATATAAGATATGAGGGGGATTAATTATGAAAATATATACTTTAGAAAATAAAAATGAAATATTAGCTATATTAACTCACAAAGATAATATGAGTTATAGAGATTTTAGAAATATATGTTTAGAGGTTAATGAAGAAGCACAAAATGACTTTTACACTTTAAAAGATATATTAATTAACGACTATGAATTTGCTCCTGTAGAAGCTTGTGGAGGCTTTGAAGTGGCTAAAAAGAAAGGAAGTTTCTAATGGGTATTGTTGCAGTTACTTATCTAGGATATATAGCTATTATAGTAGCTTTAATATGAAGAAATAGGAGGGCTTTAAATGGATTGGTCAAAACAATGTTATCAATGTAACAAATTTACAATAATTGAAGAATATGAAGATAGATGGATATGTAAATGCGATATATGTGGAGAAATATTTACAAAATGGAAAAGATAAAAAATAAAGGTGGGGATAATTCCTCACCTACTACTATTACTACTAATATTTTTATCATTTTTATATAAATTCTTTATAATATATTTTTCTTATATTGTAGCAGATTTAAAGGGGGTTAGCTATGTTAATTGAAGGTTTATTAGTTGGGGCAATAGGTGGGTTAATTGCTTATGCTAGTAAAATAGTTTATGAAGCTAATAAATCAAATGATGAAGTTATTGAAATTGAAAATATAGTTAAATATGAATATATACCAGTTGGGGAATGGGAGGATATTGAAATGGAATTAAATAAAGTTAAATATACTTTTATTGAAGGAGAAAAAGAAGGAGTAAAGGCTTTTATAGGATACGATTTAGAAGGGAATCTAAAAAACTTTGATATGTTAGAAGGTCATACAATGGTTGGAGGTGCTTCTAGGTGGGGAAAATCTAGCTTTTTAAATGTATTTATAACTAATATAACTAAAACATATACGAGAAATGAAGTTTGTTTTTTAGGTTGTGATTATAAAAAAGCAGATGTTTATTATTTTAGAAATTATAACAACTTTTTAGGTATGAGTACAAATAAAAAAGAATTTATGGCTCAAATAAAATGGCTAGAAAAAGAAATGAATAAAAGGGCTGATATATTAGACGAAGCTAATTGCAGAAATGTAATAAATTATAATAAAAAGCATGATGTAAAAATGAGTTATATAATATTTGTAATAGATGAATTAGTTCAAGTTGTATGTGATAGAGAGTGCAAAGAAGTGCTTCATACTGTTATGAGTAAATGTGCATCTTATGGAATTTACTTTTTATTAGCTACTCAAGACTGTACAAAGGAAATAATAGGTAGATGCAAAATGAATTGTAGCCAGATAATAGGCTTTCATACATTCGATCAAACAGATAGTGATACATTAATTGGTAAAGGCTATAACTTGCAAGATATAAATGTAAAAGGTAGATGCAAAATAAAAAATAGTGAAGGTATAGTAGAAACTCAAATATTTTATTTAGAAGAAGATGAAATTGAGGAAATGTTAAAACCTTATTTGAATAAATAGGAGGGCTTAAAATGGTTTCATACTGCTATAGATTTAAAGATATTAATGGAAGTATAATTTATATTGGTAAAACTGTAGATATAAATAAAAGAATGGCACAACATTTTGGTGGGAAAGGTCATCTTGATAAAAATTGTTATAAATCTGTAGCAGTAATTGAATATCAGAAATATAAGACTGAAAGTGATGCTTTAATTTATGAAACTTATTATATAACAAAATATTCTCCTAAATATAATAAATTAGGTCAATCAAGAGATAAACCAACGGTCCAGTTAGAAGAAAAGGAATGGAAAACTTATCAAGTGCTTAAAAAGCAAGTTGAAAAAAGTCCTGCAAGTTGGGGATGCTTAACTTATATATTAATAATTGCTTTAATATATGCAATATATCAACTATTTGCATAGAGGTGTAAACATGAACGAGAAAATAAATGAAGCTATAAAAAAGAGTGGATTAAAAAAGAAGTGGATAGCTGCACAGTTAGATATAACATATAACAGTCTAAGAAGAAAGTTAAAGGGTGAAATTCCTTTTACTAAATTAGAACTAGAAAAAATTTATTCCATCTTAGAGAAATATATTTAATTATGTGTTATAATTATATTACTATATGTAGTATTAAAATCTAAAGAAAAAGGGGGAAACTCCTTTAACACTTTTAACACTAAGATTTTGTAAAATTTTATTGACTTAAAAAATGTACTTCCTAAACTGGAAGTATATTTTTTATTTTGTTGTTGTACAATATGCACTTAATGAGTATAATATTTGTATAATAAAAAATACGAGGTGTAAGCAATGAATATAGGAGAAATATTAAAAGAATCTAGAATAGAAAAAGGATTATCAGTAATAGAAGTCGCTAGAATACTAGGCATAGACAGAACAACTTATTTTAGGTATGAAAATAATCAAGTTAAAAATATTCCAATACAGAATTTACTTAAATTAATTGACTTGTTGGATATAGACTTAAATGAAATAAAAATAAAATAATTTTTTTTATAATAAATGTTGCATAACATACAACAAATAGGGTATAATATAAATATAGAAACAAGGGAAAGAGAAAATAAAAAATAAATAAGAGGTGTTGGGAATGAAAATAAAAATAGATGAAGGATTTAAAGAAGAAGTATACAACGAGTTGCAAGAGAAAAGAAGAGAAGTTGATGAAATGAAAAATAAATTCATAGAAGGAAAATGCAGTGATTATGCACTTAGTGGGAAAATTGATTTCTATGAAAAAGAAATTAGTTATCTAGAAGGTAGATTAACTACTTTAGAACTTATAGAAAGTGGATGTTTTTACACAATAGTAAATAATGAAGGGGTTGAAGCTTATGTATAAGTTTGATAGTGAAGCTTTTATAAAAGAAATGGAAAGTCTTGAGGGAGTAGAGGAAACCCCCCTAGACTATGAGGAATTTGAGCAAGAGGAATATGAGAGAATGAGTGAAAGAGATTTAAAAGGAGGTTTATAAAATGTGTGAAGGGTATTGGGAAACTTGCAAGTGTGAAGATTGTAAAAAGGTTAAAGAATTATTTTCAGATATGAGCTTTTACTGGGATAATGAAGAGGAAATAAAAGAGATAGAAAGAACAATAGAAAGTATGGGCTATTCAATATAAAACAAATGGGGCTAGGTTGGGGACACTCAATACTAGCCCATAAGAGGTGAAAAGACATTTAAAGGAGGGGATAAAATGGAGGAATTAGAATTTATAAAAAACGAAAGGCTAAAGCTTCAAGAAGAATACTTAAAACAAAGTAAAAACATATGGACTAATTTTGAAGGTGTAGAGGCTGATAAGAAGCACAAGAAAGTTTATAACGAATATAGAAACAAGGATTACTTTTTAGAGGGCTTACAGGCTAAAATAGAGGATATTTTGAAGGATTTAGAATATTACAAAGAGAATAGATAAGAGGGAGTACAATAAAATGAGTATAGTTATATTACAAGAGTTTATAAAGGAATTTGGAGTAAAAGCAGATAAAAGATTTTTTCATTTAAAACAATACAAAAAAATAAAGGAAGGTAAATAGGAATGGAGATAAGATTACTAAAAGCTAATGAAATAGAGTGTAGAATAGGGACTTTTAAAGAAGGGAAGGGAATTAGCTTATTGCTTTACAAAGATGCTAGGGTTGATATGAGAATACTTGATGAAGTATTTGGGTTTGACGGTTGGGAAAGAGAACACCAGCTTATAGACGGTAAATTATTTTGCACAGTAAAGGTGTGGAGTGAAAAAAGGAATTGCTGGATAAGTAAGCAAGATGTAGGAACTGAAAGTAATACAGAAAAAGAAAAAGGGCAAGTATCAGACAGTTTTAAAAGAGCGTGTTTCAACTTGGGAATAGGTAGAGAATTATATACTTCACCTTTTATATGGATACCAGCTTCAATGGGGTATAGTAAATATGAAAAATTTGAAGTTAAAGAAATAGGCTATAATGATGATAGAGAAATAAATATGCTAGTTATAGTTGATAGTAAAGGTAAAGAATGTTTTAGATTTGGAGATAAAATCAAATCAACGAGAAGCGAAGTTACAGAAGCTATGGTAAAAGCACTTTATAAAATAGCTAACGATAAAGGCTATAGTGATGATATGGTTGAAAAAGCTTCTAAAAGAGATTATGGAGATAATGTAATAGATATATCAATGAAAAATTATATGACTTTAAAAGCTAAGTTGGAAGGGCTTGAAGCTAAAAAAGTAGGGGCTTAATTGCCCTTATTTTTCAGTATAGGGGGAAGGTATGAATTTATTTAATGATTTAATTTTGATGGTAGCAGGATTTGATTTATTTGTATTGTATTTAATATATAAAGCTATAAGCTTTTACAGAAATAATTAAGGGGGCATAAAATGGGGGACAAAAAAGGAATTGATATAAAGAAATGTAAGTATAAAATTGTAGTTGATAGTAGAGAGAAAGTTAATAAGCATATACTTAACAGTTTTGAAAAGGGCTTTGAATATAAAGTATCACATCACGATATGTATAGAGGAAAGAAATCAAAGATAGGAGATCCAATAGAGTATTATATTCAAGAAAAAGGTTTAAAAGTAGGAGATTATACTATAGCAGTACAGTTGCCAAACAAAGAAGTTATTAATTTTAAAGATAAAGTAGTCATAGAACGTAAAGCAGATTTAAATGAGTTGTGTTGTAATCTATTTGATAAGAAAGACGAAGAAGGGAAAACAAGATTAGAAAGAGAATTAGAACGAGCAAAAGAACAAGGAATAAAAGTTTATTTAGTAATTGAAACTACTGATATGCACAGTAAAATATTATCTAGTAAACATTTTAGATACGACAAAGCTTCTAAAGTATCTCCTGCTTCATTTAGTGCTATTCTAATGGCTTTGTGTAGCAGATACAATATAAATGTATGGTATACAGATAAAGCTAATTCAGGCAGATTGATACATGATTTATTATATTATGAAGCTAGAGAATATTTAAAAGGACTATAGAAATATAGTCTTTTTTGTCGTAATAAAGAGAACGATTACATATAACAAATATCACAAAAAGAGATATTATATATTATATAAAGTTTTTAAAGGGGGAGGAATATGAAGGTAAAAGAATATAGGCTTTTAAATGGATATACACAAACTGAAATTGCTAATATTTTAAACATAAAACAAAATAGTTATAGCAATAAAGAATTAGGGAAAAGGGCTTTTACAATTGAAGAGATAAAATTATTAAAGGAATTGTTTAAAGTTACTTATGAAGATTTGCTAAATTAAGGGGGTATCAAGTGAAAAAATATTTTATAGCATTAGATGAAATGACACTTGAAGAAATAGATATTTGGAGATTATTATGCAGATACTCAAATTATGATACAGATGTAGCAGGATATACAATTAATCAGTTAGTTGTAAATTCTGACAAGAGATTAAATCTAACTACTCAAAAGGTTAGGACTATATTAAAGAAATTTGAGAAAGAAGGGTATATTAAGTTTCTTACAAGTGGGAGTAAAGGGAAAGAAAGTACATTGGAGCTAACAATTAAACAACAATTATTCAACAACAATGTAACAAATAAAAGTGAGCAATTGCAACGAGTTGAGGAGTCAGATAACAGTAATCTAACAACTAAACAACAACAATCTAACAATACTACAAAGAAAAAAGAAAAAGATAATAATAATATATATAGTTTAGTTATAGATTATCTTAATAGAAAAGCTTCTACTAATTACAGATCAACTACTAAAAATACTCAAAGTTTTATAAATGCTAGAGTAAAAGAAGGATATACAGTGGAAGACTTTAAAAAGGTCATTGATAGTAAAAGCAAAGATTGGCTTAATACAGATTTTGAAAAGTATTTAAGGCCAGCAACTTTATTTGGGACTAAATTTGAAAATTATTTAAATGAAGCAAATAAAAAAGAACCTACTGCAATAGGTTCTGATAAAAATAAAAATATTAAAGTTAATCCTAGTATATGCAACAATAGAAGAAAATATACACAAGCTTGCGATATTGGGTAGGGGGATATTATGAAAAATATAATTGAAGATATAAAAAGATATATAGATGCAGAACAAGTTAAAAATAAAATAGCTTTAGATTTAGGTCTTAAATTTAAAAATAATAAATGTTTATGTTTTTTACATTCTGAAAGTAATCCTAGTATGAGTTTTGACACTAAAAAGAAAAAATTTAAATGTTTTTCGTGTGGCCAAAACTATGACATATTCAATCATTATCAACAATATTATAATTTATCATTCTTGGAAGCTTTAAAATCAATTGTAAAAGATTTTAATTTAAATATAGATGTAATTATCAATGAAACAGATAGAAAGCCCAAAAAGCCTCCTACGAAGCATGAGAATTATAATGATGCAATATTAAATTATTGCAATAAAAGAAGCATATCAAAAGCTACACTAGATTATGTTGGAGTTAAGAGAAATTTTAACAATAAAGATGGAAATAGTGTATGTTTTGAATATAGAAATGAATTAGGAGAGCATTTATGTAATAAGTATAGATTTACTTCCAAAAATGCTAATCCTAAAATGAAATTTGAAGAAGGTACTAATGTAAATACTTTATTTAATATGGATAAGGTAAATATATCAGAGCCTTTGTTGATAACAGAAGGTGAATTTGATTGTTTAAGTGCTATAGAGGCAGGTTTTAAGAATGCAGTATCAATACCAAGTGGAGTAAATTCAACCAATCAATGGATAACAAACAACTGGACTTTTATAGAACAGTTTGAAGAAATAATTATATGGTTTGATAATGATGAAGCAGGAATAAAAGGTGCTAGAGAGGTATTTAATAGGTTGCCTAACAGTAGTGTAAAAATAGTTAGATGTGAGGTAGCTAATGATATAAATGAGTTATTGCACAAGTATGGAAAGTTAGCAGTATTAAAACAAATAGAAAAAGCTTCTACACCTACACTAGAAGGTGTTGCAACACTTGACATGATAGAAGATTTTGATGTTCACGAAGCAGAAACATTAAAAACTGGTATAGAATATATTGATGATAAGCTTATAGGAATGGTATTTGGTAGTCTTAATGTATTAAGTGGTAGAAATGGTAGTGGTAAATCAACTATATTAAATCAAATATATATTGCAGAAGCTATTCATCAAGGGTATAAAACATTCTTATTTAGTGGGGAGTTAATAGGTGGGAATGTTAAGTATTGGTTGCTTCAAACTTTAGCAAATGAAGAACAATTCGCAGAATATACTGCTAAAGACGGTCATAAATATAAAAAAGTTACTATTCAAGCAAAAGAAAAAATAATTAACGATATGAAAGATAGATTTTTCTTATATGATAGTGATGATTATAGAATTGAAGCTATAATTGAGAAAATGACTATACTAGCTAAAAGATATGGAGTAAGAGTATTTGTTATAGATAATCTTATGACTATTGAAAGTAGTGTTAAAGATAAGTATGAAGCTGAAACTGATATAGTTAAAAAACTAAAAAACTTTGCTAAAAAATATAATTCAATAGTTCATTTAGTTGCACATCCTCGAAAGTCTATGAATGATGAAATTGAAAAAGATGATGTTGCAGGAAGTGCTAATATAACTAACTTAGCAGATTATGTAACTACAATATCAAGGGCAAAAGATGAAGAAGTAGAATATGATGCAATACTTAAAATTTTAAAAAACCGACATACTGGGGTAAACGTAGGTAAAAAGTTAATGTTTAATATAGAGCGTAAAAGGTTTTATAGTGCTGAAACAGAAAAAGAATTAAATAAAAGATATTTAGATTTATGGGAGGAAATACAGGGAACATGGGAAGATTAGAAAAAAGTCAATGGGGACACGATATAAATAACGAACTTAAATATACATATGAAAAAGCATATAAAGAAGCTGAAGTAAAAAATATAAGTATGAGCAAAGAAGAATTTGACAAATATATAAAAGAATTAGAAATGAAAAATAGATGGAAAAATAGGGGGATAAGATGAAAACTTATACAACTGATGAAATGATTATAGTATTAAGTAAAATAGATTTTGATATAACTTTTTTATTAGAAGAAAATAGAAATATATATGTATTTAATGATATTTACAGAAATATATGCAAAGGTGAATATAGAAGTGGAGATATAGTTAAATTTAATAAGAATGACTATATAAATAAAAAATGGGTGATTAAATAATGAATAAAAAATGTGATAATACAAATTGCATGTATCATAAAACTTGTTTGATAGATAATTATAAGCGTGAGAAAAAATGTACAGGGAAATTGAGCGTTAAAAACCCACAACATCCAAATTATCAAGCTATTACGAGGGGTAACGATGAAAAAAAGGAGTAGATACACAAATGACAAGTAGTGTTATTGAAGATAGAGATAAATTAATTAGTGAATATGAAAAACTGATAGATAGGCTTTATAAGGCTGAAAAATGGGCTAATGATAATAATTATTGTTGGGAGTTTGTAAAGGCTCACAAATACAAAATATGGCACGAGAGAGATAATATAATAAAAGAAATTGAATTTGTGAGGGAGTTACTTGAGTTACCAAATTAGGTAACTCTTTTTTATTTTTTTTAAAAAAATATATAAAAATAGTTGCATAACGTACGTTAAAATGATTATAATATAAGTATAAATAAAAGAAAAGGAGAAAGCAAAGATGAAAAATATAATGAAAGAAGCTCACAACTTAACTAAAAAAATAATAAGAAAAGGTGATAGCTATAAAGCTACTTTCAGAATATGTTTATCTTTTGTTCACTCTGAAATAAGAAAAGGAGAAAATAAAATGGTAGAATTAAAAGGTAGTGAAAAACAAGTAAAATGGGCAAATGATATAAGAGAAAATTTTATTGTATGTGTTAATTTTGCAAAAGAATTAGTTGATGAGATAGGTGTTACTGAATTCATCCAAGAAGAATTAGAAGATAATGGGTTTAACTCTATTACAGAGGCTTTTGAAGCAATAGAAAAGCAAGAAAATGCAAGTATAATAATAAAAAAATTAAAAGGGTATGATTTTTTAGGTTTTGTAAAAAGAGAAAAGGCAAAACTTGAAGCAAACAGAAGAATATTAACCGTTGAAGCAATTCTTGAAGAAAAAGAATGTATAGTTGCAAATATAATAATGAATTTAGCAGATATAAAGTAGGGGAGGTTAAAATGAAAAAAACATTAAAAATAAACAAAAATAAAAGTGGGAGTGGAAGTATTAGCAACAGAATAATTCTTCCAACTTTTTGGGTAAAGGAATTAGGTGTAGAAGATACAATTAAAGCCTATTATGATGAAGAAAATAAAAGAATAATTTTAACTAAGGATTAGGTTTAAACCTAGTCTTTTTTATTGTCAAAATAAGGCGAACGAAAGTTGGAATAAATTTGATATAAACAACATATAATTATAAATTTGTGTTATAATATTAATATAATATCAATATGATATTAAGACATCTAGGAGGTGTTTTATTGAAGAAAAATTTTTTATTAAGAGTAGATGAAGAAATATTTGATAAAGTTAAAGATATTTCAGAAGTTGAAGATAGAAGTATTAATTATATGATGTGTAAATTAATTAATAGAGGTTTAAATTGCATTAATTTAAGTGAGGATATTGAAAAAGAAATAGAAGAATATGCAAATAAATCTAGAATGAATAAATCAGAATTAATTGAAGTAATTTGGAAAGTATACAAAAAGACTTATAGATAAAATAGGGGGATTAATATGCTTGAAGAAGCTAGAGAACTAATGATTAAATTTATTGAAGCATATGGCTTTAATGATGAAGTAACGATAGCATCTAGTGTATTAGTAGACAAAATACTGAATAAAGAGGGGGAAATAAAATGATTAATTTATTAGAAGTAAATTTTAAAGAAAATGGTGAATTAGATGTGTCATTAAATGCACAATTATTATATTTGTTTGAAGATGAAGAGGAATTAATAAGTTTGGTTGATGTAGATGCTTTACAAAAAGCTTTAATACCATTGGCAAATAAAATATTGGCTAAAGCTAGAGAGGTTAAAATTAATGAATAATTGTAGCGTAGCAGATGTTGTTTACAATCATATAGTTTGCAGTAAAGGTAATGAAGTTGTATCTGTAGAAGTAGATTATGAAGCTAATTTAATTCATATACTTACACAATATTTATGTAAAAGTGCAGATAAGACTTTTAAAAGTTTAATAGAGAAAGAAGAAGCAGAAAAGAAAGCTAAATTTAATAGTGTTGTGCTTATGCCATATTTCTTAAAGGAAAGCAAAAAAAGAGAAAAAGAATTAGGAATACCGATAAAATATTGGTCTGATACTGAACATATGAAGTTTAGAGCATATTTTATGAAAAAGTATGAAGGGTTAGTAAAATGATGAGGTTATTAGTTTTAGGAATAACTTGTTATTTAATGCTTGAACTAGCAATAATATTAGCAGAAAAGGAAGGTAAATAAATATGAATAAAATAATAATTAGTGGTCGTTTAGTTAGAGATAGTGAGCTTAGCTATATAGCTTCTACTGCTACACCTAAAATGAGTTTTTCAATAGCAGTAGAAAGAAATTATCAAAAGGATAAAAATAATAAAAAAGTTGATTTTATAAACTGCGAACAACTTGGGAAGCACGTTGAAAATTTATGTCAGTATGTAACTAAAGGAAAGCAAATATTAGTTGAAGGTGAGTTAAATATTGATAATTATGAAAAAGACGGTGAGAAAAGAAGCTTCACTAAGGTAAAAGTTGATAGATTAGAGTTTTTAGGTAGTGCAACTACTGAAAAGAAAAGTAATGCAGACGCTTTAGAATTTGCAGATTTTCAAGAAGTAGATAATGATGAAATACCATTTTAAAATATAGGGGGGATATTATGAAAAAAAGATTATGCGATAGTTGCATACATAGCGAATGTTCAAAAAGTGATAGTCCTATATCAACAATTGTTTTAGGTGGGGTAACAGTAGATTGCATTGATTACGAGAGTGTAGATAGTGCGAAAGAAGTAAATGTAATAAAACCAAGTCATTACAAAGCAGGAGAATTTGATGTTATAGCGTTTTGTCAGTTGCACAACATAAATTTTGACTTAGGAAATGTTATAAAATATGTAACTAGAGCAGGTAAAAAAGAGAATAATAGCGAGTTACAAGATTTAAATAAAGCTATGGAATATTTAAAAAGAAGAATTGAGTTTATAAAGGGGGAATAATTATGAAAATAACTAATACAGAAGTTTACGGGTTTGCAGCTTCACTTCGAGGTATGAGAAACCCTATGAATAGTTGGCACTTACAAGATAGTGTCCCTTATTATTGCATGCCTGATATTTTATGGGATGCTACTTTGATAGGAGAAAGAGATTTAGATTTAGCTAAAAGACTTATAAAAGCCGGTAATGAGCATTGTAAATTTTTAAGACAAATACAAGTTTGGGCAGATTTTGAAATGCCTTTATATTGGTGGAGTGAATTTGATACATATAAATTTAATACTAAAAATAGTTGTAGCACAATGCACAAATTATTTAATGCTAAAAAAGAAATTGAATTAGATGACTTTGTTTATTCCAAAGAAGATATAAATACATTAAATTTCGTAATAAGGGAATTAAATTCTTTAAGAAAAAGATATTTAGAAACTAAAGATTTTAATTATGTAATAAGAGGCAAAAGACTTTTACCAACTAGCTTTAAGCAAAAAAGAACAGTAAACACAAATTATGCTGAACTTATAAATATCTATAATCAACGTAAAAATCATAGATTAAAAGAAGAATGGCAAGATGTATTTTGTAAATGGTGTGAAGAATTGCCTTATTTTAAACAGTTTTTAGAAGCTAGATAATAGCAATAAGGGGGAGATAACTAAAGATGAAATTATTTGTATCAAAGAAAAAATATGATTTACTTAATAAAGAATATCTTTTACTTAATGATAATTATGAAGAATTGAAAAATGCTTATAAAGAGAAGTGTGATAGTATTTTAGATTTAGAATATAAAAATGAAATGCAATACTTTGAAAAAATTGATTTAGAAAATCAAATATCAATATTAAATCAAGAAGTTGAATTGTATGATAAAACAGTAAAAGATTTAGAAGAAGAAAATGAGAAGCTTAAAAAAGCTAATGAAGAATTAGCAAAGCTTTGGAATGATGCTAATAGGAAACTATGGTGTAATAATGAAAGTGCTAGACAATTAAGAAAGTTATCAGAAGATATATTAAATTCACAAAAGATAGATAAAAGCTATCTATCAAGCTATATACATGACATATCATTTTATGTGGGTGGTGGAGTAGGTGTTGAACTAAAATCAAAAGATAAATAAAAGGGGAATAAGGGAATGAGAATAGTAAAAGGGGATAAAGTTAAATATTTAAATTTAGAAGGTGTTGCTATAAGTAATCCATATATGTACATAACAGACATGGAAACTTATATAGATGTTTATTGTAATGATATAAAAGAAACAATGACATTAAAAATAAATGATTTAGAGAAGGTTGATTAAATGAATAGAATACATAATTTAGAAATATATAAAAAACTTAGTGCAGGTGATATGTATATTAAACTTGATGAAGAAGTAGAAGAAGTTGCAGGGGCTATATTAATGAATGATAGAGAAAATCTAACAGAAGAATTACTTGACGTTATTCAATGTTGTTATGGTATAGCTTTTACTAAGGGAATAAATTTAGAAGAACATATTAAAGAACATAATGAGAAGTTGTTAAATAGAAATCATAAGTTTATAGATTAATGACAATATATGGAAGCTATTTAAATCAATTCTAAGGGGTTAGAAATTAAGCCCCTTGTATTTTATAAATGGAGGGTAAAATGAAGTTAATTGAATTTATAGAAAAAAATATATGTAAAAATTCTCTTATAAGGCTATGGAAGCCTATAGAATGTGGGCATGAAATGATAACTGAAGATGATAGAAAAGTGTCTATGGAATGGGAAGTGTTAAGAAATGAAAGTTGGATGAATAAATATAGCAATTGCAATGTAATAGGAGTTAAAGATATATATGTAGATGATTTTATAGAGAAGCTATTAACATAGTTATAGATATAAATAAATAATTTTGTAATATTTGGTGTTAAATAAATATCAAGTAAAAAGTAGCGATTTCTGAAAGTATTGAAATTGCTACATTTCGACAAAGTATACTGTAAATGTATATTTAAAGGACAATTACATAACAAATATTATGTAAATTAAGCTAATATTTTAGATAGATATAATTTAATTTGGAGGGGGAAATAATATGAAAAATACTTTAGGTGATTTAAATAATCATTTATTTATGCAATTAGAAAGGCTAAATGATAAAGCTAAGAAAAGAAGTAAATAAAAACACCACAAAAACGGATAGGAAAATAAAAAACATATTTTAGGTAGTGTAGCACCTATATAGTATCGGCAGACTACACCTTACACCATGACCGATACTAAAAAACATATTTTAAACGGAGGAAGTTATGAAGCACAAGTTTTGGATTAGAGTTAGATTTTGTGGAGAAATCATAGATAGATTTTTCTTAGATTATCCTAAGATGAATTATTTTACAACTAAACATAATATAAAAGATAAAGACATTATTTTTATTAAAACTAGAAAAGAACTAATAAGGTAATAAAACAATAATATCTAGGGGGAGTATTATGACTAAAGATAAATATAAATATATCGAAGGGTTATTAAGAAATTATAAAAAAAAT